CCGACGCCGCCGTAGGGAAAAGCGGCCCCCTCGTTGAAGAGCCGATCGTCGCCCTGGTGCTCGGCCACGGTGGCGCTTTCCCCCACGGTGGACGCCTCCCCGTAGGGAGCCGCGCCCACGAGGGCGAGGACGGCGGAAACCAGAGCGGCCCGGTCCATCAGTCCGCCCACCACCGACTCTTCCACCGCTTGCCCTCGAGGGCCGTGCGGTAGAGGGTCGCGAGGTTCGCGAGGGTCTTCGGAAGGACTTCCCGCGTCATGTAGTCCCGGACGAAGTCGCGCTTCGGGATCCAGACAGAGGTCTTCTCGGCCGGGATCATCTTCGCGATCCGCTTCTCCGAGACGCCGCGCTCGCGCAGCCGCCGCGCCAGGGCCGCCTGGTCCTCGGGGTCGATCCGGACGCGCTGCCCGGTGACCAGCGGGGCGAGGAACCGCGGATCCGGGACGCGGGCCCGGCGGGCCGCCGCGGCGGTGAGCCCCGTCTTGCCCTCGAGCCCCGCTCCAGCGAGACTTCGGACCTCGTACGCGATCATGCGGGAGAACCAGCGAAGCGCCGCGCCGCCCCGCGTCTCAGCGACGGCCCGCGTGAGGGGCGCCTTGGCCGGAGGGACACCCGCGCGGAGCATCCCTTCGAGGCCCGCCTTGATCCGGTAGAGCTCGCCCTTGAGCGCGCGGCGCAGCGCCCCGGCGCTGGAAGGGCCCCACTGGGACTGGAGGGCCTCGATCTCGCGGAGATCCGCTTCGGCGACGATCACCCGCGCCCTCCGGGCCGGGCAGGCCGGGCGTGCCGGGCGAGGGGCACGCGCCAGAGGCCCGCCTCCCGGCCGATGCCGGGCAGGACCTTGTAGGTCTCGCCGGCGCCGGCCGGATCCCGCGTGAAAATCCGGCCGGGCTCCGGGGTCAGCGCCACGCCGGCCCCGTCTTTCAGCGCGGCCTCCGGGATCCACGCGACAGCCTGACGGCCGCGAATGCCGTTCGCGTCGCCATCGAGCTCTCCATCGTCGATCGCGGCGTCGAACGCCGCGACCAACGGGCCGGACTCATCCGAACCGTAGGCGTACGAGCAAGGCTCGGCGAATTCCTCTGGGTCGCAGAAGTCCGCCGCTTCCTCGGCGATGTCGGCGAGGAGGGTCACTTCCCCTCCCGGCTGGAGGCACCGTCCAGGAGGTCGGTCTCCGGCGGCGGTGCCGCCTTCTCAGGGGCTTCGGCCGCGGCGGGCGCGGCCTTGCCCATCCGGACGAGGGTGCGGGCGTCCGCCTCGGAGAGGTCGACGCCCACCCGGTACCAGCGGCCGGCGGTGAGGTCCTTGCCGCTCGCCGACGTGTTCCGGGTCACCCGAATCGTGGCTCCGGTTTCCCGGACCACCCGGGCGCCGGCCAGGGTCCTTTCCCCGAAGGCCTCGGGGGCGGCTCTCCTTTTCATGTTTCCTCCGGCCACGCGCCGAAGAGGGCCGTGAGCGGCCCTCCCAGGACGCGGATCGCCCGGGAGTCGGGGCACCGCTCGATCGCGGGAGCCCACGCCCGGAAGTGGAAGTGCAGGGGGTAGGCGCGCTGGCGCGGATCGTCCGTGCCGTCGCAGTACGCCGGATCGGACCGGTAGCAGTCGAACCCGGCGAGGAGCACCGGGGCGCAACCGAGATAGCAGCCGAGCCAGACGGCGAGGGAGGGGCTGAACCCGCCGTCCCACGCCTCCGGACAGAGGTCGAAATCCGACCACCGGGGGAGCGTGCTCACCCGGGGCACACCCGCCGCCGCGGACGCGAGCCCCACCGCTTCGTCCAGGAACACGAGGAAGTCCGGCCGCGGGCAGAGCGCCAGCGGCCGGAGGTTGACCGAGATCGTCACGGCGCCCGCCGGCGCCCGACCGAGCTCCTCGGCGAGAGACGGCGCCGAGCCGAGGACCACGGCGGGGCGGCCTCGGTAGCGCGCTCTCAGGGACTCGATCGGGCGTTTCGGCATGTGCGCTCCACGGTCTCCGGACGGGGCCCCGCCGCCCCGTCCGGTGCCTCAAAATCAGGTGGTGAGGATGTCTTTCATAGCGGCGAAGCTCTCGGGGTGCCGCACGGCGATGTCGGCCATCATGAGGCTCGTCACCTCGATCAGGCCCTGCTTCTTCGCCGAGTACGGATCCACGATGAGCTCGATGACGCCGAATTCCCCGATCAGGAGGTCCGCCCAGTTGCCGAAAATCGCCGCGGAGCAGACGCCGCTCGCCGAGCCCTTGGTGAGGTTGGAGGGGACCTGAGTCGTGACGCCGGCGCGGTAGCCGTTCAGCATGCCGAGGCCGAACTGCCCCGGGGCATCCGACCAAATCGGATCCTCTCCGTAGGTGGCGTTACGGAAGGTCTGCCTGAGCTTGCCGCGCACCTTGGGGTTGGTGAGGTAGCCCAGGGCGCCGACGTCGGCGTTGTCCACGGCCACCTCGGTCTCGAGGCCCACCACGTGCGCCCAGGTGGGCGCCGCGCCGTTCGTGCCGCCGACCACCGCTCCGATCCCCGTGGTGGCCAGGATCCCCGTGGGCTGATTGCTGGACCCGGTGCCGGAGATCGCCGCCAGGTCCAGGCCCTGGGCGTTGATGGCGGTGAGGTCGTCGCGGACGAACTGCTCCACGTCCTCGGAGGACTGCTGGAGGAGCTGCCGGCTGTACTGCGTGGTGGCCTGCGCGCTCTTCGGGGTGAGCGCCACCTGGTCCACCGTGGCGTTGGACTCGGCGACGTCCGAGCCCGGGTTCTCCCCCGTCCAAGAAAGGGTCGCCGCCCCGGTCTGCCGGGGGAAGGCGACGTTGGAGGTAAGCCCGGAGAGCACCCGAGCGCCCATCTGCCGGACCAGCATGCGGGCCCGGAGGAGCTCGATCAGGGGCAGGAGCACCGTGGCCACGGTGTAGCCGCCGCCCGCGTCGCTACCGCCCGATGCCGTGGTAAGGGGATAGGCGGTACGGACCATGTCCGCCGAAATGCCCAGCCCCGAGAGCTCGAAGGCCCGCGCGCGGACGGGGATGTTGGTGGGGATGAAGATCCCCGCGGTCTCGCGCCGCAGGTCCCGGGCGATCTGGTCCGAGATCTCCCGCTCGAACCCGCTACCGCCGAACGCCGCGAGGTTCAGGGCGCGCGTGATCCGGAACTGGCGCTGCTCCCCGCCGTTGAGATCGAGCCGCACGGGCTCGCGCACAGGGGGCGCGAGCGGCCGCGGGGTCATCCGCTCGAGGAGCGCCGCGCGGAAGTCCGCGAGGCTCCCGCCGGCGTCTCGGAACTGGCGGGCGAGCTCCGGCTGGTTGTACCGGGTGCCGAGCTCCTCGATCTGGGAGATGCGGGTCCGCTCGGCGATCACCGGATCCGCGCCCCGGGCCGGATCCGCCGGGGCGGGCGGCGCGGGCTGAACAGAAACGGGGGGAACCGCCGGCGCCGCGGCGAGCGCGCGCTGGCAGGACGGGCAGACGTGGGCGGCGGCATCAGAAACGGGAGCATGGCAATGGGGGCACGTTCGCATCGCAGGAACCTCCGGTCGAAGGATTCGGGTTTCATGGGTCGGGAGCTCGGGGGCGGAGCGGCCCACACCGACGCTCGTGTCGGCGGGGATGGAGAGGAGCGAGATCTCCAGGGGCTCCCAGTCCGTGGCCCGGTAGATCTCCACGTCGTTCTCCTCGCCCTCGTAGCGCATGGCGTGGATGAGGTACCGGGTAGACACGTTCCCGCGGATCCCGTCCGCCACGTCCTGGAAAACCTCCTCGGCGCGGGCGCTCCTTCCGAAGCGCACGACGGCCCGGCCTCTCCGGTCGGTGCCGATGGAAACGTCTTCGCAGACGCCGACGTGATCCCGGGGATCGTGGTCCATGAGGAGCGGCCCCAAGCTGCGCAGCCGCCCCAGGCGCACGGCGCCGGGCGAGTGGTCCAGGATCTCCCGACCGAACCACCGCTCCACCGGCGCCTCGGAGCTGAAGGAGAGCGGCACGGTGCGGGCCTCTTGGTCGATCTCGGCCCGGGAGAGCTGGAACGAGCGCTCGAGCACGCCGGTGCGCAGCGCCTCGGGCCGGCCGCGCGCGAGCTCCCACCCGCAGGCGGAGCAGGAACGGGCGCCCGCGTCGTGGGACTGGCCGCAGCGGGGACAGCGGGACATGGGCTCCTCCTCTCAGGCCGCCGGCGGGGGCTCGGCCGGCGGGGCGGCCGCGGGCTTGGGATTCAGCCGGGCCACGGGGATCTTCTTCTCGGCGAGGATCCTCTCCTCGTACTCGAGATCCGCCACCACGTCCTCGAAGTCGTCGTCCGAGCTCTCGGAGAGGATCTTGCGGCGGCTCGTGAGGGCGTGGCCGAGCTCGGTGGTCTTGGACTCCGCGTCGTTCTTCGGGTCCACCCACGACCAGCGCTTTGCCCGCCACGTGGGGGCGTGGAACTTGTCGTACTTGGCGGCGGGAAGGCTGCCGAGCACCCCGAAGTCGAGGGCCCGGCGGAGCCAGCGCGCGAATACCGGAGCGGGGAGCGACTCCACGAACCAGTCCTGGAGCTCCTTCCACATTTCGCGCTCCTCCAGCGTGCCTTGCCGGATGGAGGAGAAAGAGACGGCCTCCAGGTCGTTGGCGAGGTTGCAGTAGGCGACATCGAGTCCGCTCGAGATGCCCTGGAGCACGCGCTTGGTGAAGGGCATGAAGTTGCCGGCGGGGTGGTCTGGCGTCCACGGCGTGAAGCTCATCCCCTCCGGGAGCTCCTCGAAGGTGCCGGGCTCGGCCTCGGTGATGCACGCGTTTTCGTCGCCCTCTTCACCCGTGGACTCCCCGGAGTACTCGTCCCCGGTCTTCGAGGTGAAGAAGCCCATCTTGGCCGCCGCCACCCGGGCCGCGATCACCTCGGCCTCCTCGTAGGCGTCGAGCTTCTTCATGCGGCTCGCGGCGGTGCGCATCCAGGGCACGCCCCGCGCCTGGCCCGGGCGCTCCGGCACGTAGAGGTGGAGGATGTCGGCCGCGGGGATGCGCTCGTACCAGTTGCCCCCGACGAGGTAGCCGTAGTCCCCGGGGTGGCGGACGCTGACGTGATAGGCCTGGGGCCGGCCCCAGGGGTCGACCTCCACGCCCATGAAGATGCGGTTGCCGTTCGGGAGCTCCTGGTTGCGGTCGAAATGCAGATAGTCGACTTCGAGCACCTGGAGAGCGAAGGCGTACCGGTTGACCGGGCCGTCGATCAGGCGGACCAGACACTCGCCGTCCCG